ATCCATATGGATACACTATACTATATGAAATTAAAATGTCAAATTAAAAGAACTATTAAAGATTACAATTGATATTTATATAAGTGAACTAAAGCCTATGAAAAAGCAAAAATCTAAAATTGTTGACGGAATATTTTATGGAATTGAAGTTACAATTGAAGATGAGAAGTTAATTAAGGTTCATAATAGAGACGGCACTAAATTCAAGGATATCAAACCTCAAATTGATAGAATTGCACAATACTTAATTGACGAAGGTTTTGTAAAAGATTTAATTCCAATGGTAAAAGTAATAATGTATTAATTACTTCTTACTGTCTTCCCAATCACGAAACATCATATTTCCTAGGAGATATGCTTGTTTTTCTGCTTTTCTTAATTCTGTATCATTTTGAGCATACTTAACATCATTGGATTCATTTTGACCAATACCATACATATTGTTTTCATGTTGATACAAATGAACACATTCATGTGCAAATGATCTAAGTATATCTTTTGGATGACGATTAAGAATGTATAAAGTGATACTTTTATCGGATGGATTGTAATAAGCAGTTTTACCCAAGATATTTTCTGAATTATCAATATCTTTTTTAAGAACTATTTTGGGTATAGTTTGTAAATTCAATTTATTTTTTATTACCGCAAATAATTCGGGTAACATTAACATAAATTCTTTCTTTGTATCAGCATCCATACCTATAAATATAAATAAAAAACCCCACAGACATTAAAATCTGTAGGGTCTTTGTTTTATACATTTACAGTTAAATCAATTGAATCTTATTCTTCAATTCCTCTGGAATAAAACAATCATTAACCGTATGACACTTGACACAATAAAAAGCATCAATAGGTAAATAAGAATCCTTTGGCTGTCCAGTAAGTAATGCACTTACCTTTCTCAAAAACATTCCTTGATTAAATACATTACCTTTACATGTATCACATACAACTTCACTAGTGTCTTTTACACTTAGTTTCTGTTGTGGTCTGTCTGTTGGTCCAAACATATTTGTTTATTAGGCTACGGTAGCAGGATCACTGTCACTAGCAGCTTCCAAACGAGTAGCTTGGGCATTTACCAAATCAGCAGCAGCTTGAATTGCTTCTTCACTTGGATGTGGAGTATTCAATACTGTTACTGCGGAGTCAGTTGCTGCGGTCAAACGATTCAATGCATCTTGTAGATTAGTTAGTGCTGACATAATATTATTATACCTTTCAATTTGTTGTTTATTACTATCTAAAACAGCTTTCAATAATTCATTATTATGACACCCGTCACAACTAAATTTATCAACAACTGCTTTAAAAAACTTGTTTATCATACTCATATAAGTAGTGGTTATCCATTCAAAACTTTATTACATCCCCGTGACAATGCAATAATTTCATCCAAACTTTCTTTAACCCTAATTGGATGTGTAGAATTATTTTTTGTGAAAATTAAACTGTGAACCTTAGATTGTTCTACATTAATTACCATATCCAAATTAATCAACTGGGGATTATATTTTCTATTACTTTGGTTTTCCAAATCATCATGACCAGGATCCAATACCGATAGTTTTACAAAGTGTGCCATATAGTTTTTATTTAATCTTGATAAAATACTAACATGATTCAAACTTTTGTCAATATTTATATGCCGAAAGGATTAAATATAATTTATGGCCGTAACAATCAATTACAATGTAGACAGTATACAATGTTATACTCAATACGATCAATATACAGATGTAGTAGTTAAAGTAGGATGGAGTTGTGTAGGTTCTGGTATCGCAGAAGCCGGACCTCAAAGTGGAAGCACAGTATCACTATCTTATCCAAATACTACACCATTAACACTCAATAGCGGTTCGTGGGATAGTGGAAGTTTCGTTCCATATAACCAATTGACAAACCCTATTATTATGAGTTGGGTATTTGGTCAAATCGGAGAATCTGGAAAGGATATCATTGATAACTATGTAACAGAACAAGTTCAACAAATGATCAATCCTACCATCGTAAACTTACCTCTACCGTGGGAATCAACCGGTAGCGCACAACCTTAAAATAAATACATATGAGCGCAACAATTAATTGGAGAGTGGGTACAATGGAATGTTACCCAACATACGAACAAAACATTGATGTAGTATTCACCGTTCATTGGGACTGCATTGGTTCCGAAACGGTAAGTGGAAGTACTTATAACGGAAGAGTATATGGAGCAACAGGAGTAACATACCATTCCGGTTCCACATTTACTCCATACAATCAACTAACTGAAGATGTTGTTCTTGGTTGGGTTTGGGATGCAATCGGTAATGACCAAAAAAATAGTTATGAAAATAGTGTTCAAACCCAAATCAATAACCAAATCAATCCACCAGTAGTAATTTTACCTCTACCTTGGACTCCTCCTTATATTTCTATACAACCAATCGGAGGAACATTTGTCACAGGTTCAAATGTTACATTGACTGTTATCCCCATGATTCTTGATGGAATGACATATCAATGGAAAAAGAATGGAACCAATATCAATCAAGCTGTAAGTTCATCTTATAGTATAAATGATATTCAAATGAGTGACGCAGGTGATTATGTCGTCGTTGTAACTAGTGCAAATGGACAATCCGTAACAAGTAATATTGCAACGGTAACAGTAATTAATCCTACACCAACTCCATTACCACCAGTAATCACAGAACAACCTTCTAGTCAAACAATTATTGTAGGTGACGGTGCTGTATTCAATGTAAATGCATCGGGCGAATCACCATTCTCTTATCAATGGTTTAAAGATAATACAGAAATCGTAGGCGCAACAGGCAATACTTATATCATCCAAACATCTACTCTAAATGACGCAGGTGATTATAAAGCAACAGTAACAAATATCGTAGGTGTTACAACAAGCGATACCGCAACACTCACTGTTAACGAATAATTAATAACATATATAAACCATAAAACCCCGTCATTAATTTGACGGGGTTTTTTATTATTTAATGTGTGTTTCCATAATGGATTTAATATATATACATATCCAATATGATTACTACAAAAGTTAAATGTGAAATATGTAAATTAGATTTTGATAAATCCGCCAGAGAAGTTAGAAGATCTATTAAACTAGGCACTCCATCTATATGTCAAAATAAAAATTGTAGATCTGAATGGGGAAGAATTACAATGAAAAGACGCAAAAATCATAATGGCGGAATGAACGCAAACTGGATGCGTAAGATAAATCCATCTAAAAGAGATTGTTATTCTCCATTTAGAAATCTTTTACATAAAATTAGAAATAGAAAGTATAAAAATAATTTAACATTAGATGAGCTTAAATTAATGTGGGATACACAATGTGGTAAATGTGCAATTACTGGATTACAAATGATTCTTCCAGAAACTACCGCATCTACAAATGTAGGACCAAAATGTGTTTCAATTGATAGAATTGACAATACTAAAGGTTATGATTTAAATAATGTACAATTAGTTTGCTATTCAGCTAATTTAGCTCGTAATTCATTTTCTATTGAAGATATAAAAAACTTTTTTAATGAAATTGGTGGACCATGCCAGCAATCGTCCTGACAACCTACCGTTTATGAGACGGTCGCTCTAACAAAGGGTTGAGCTAATGGTCCAACTTAAAATGGTGGCTCCGTAGGGAATTGAACCCTATCAGCACCCAAATCTAGGGATTATACAGATTATAAGTCTGCCCATGCACCATACATCACAGAGCCATTCTAAATACTGGAGCGATATCTCGGACTTGCACCGGCCTTTTCACTGGAATGTGAACGTGCTCCTCATGACACTAATATCGCATTAAAACTGGAGCGGGTCCGAACTTTGCATTTCGCCTTTTGATCTGGTAGACCAACGTGCTCTCTTTACACCTGACCCGCATTTAAATTCAAATAGGAAGGACTAATGATTACCTCCAAGTTTCACAATATGCACCGTTATTCATCCACAATCCATAAAGTTAATTACTCTCTATGTTAACGATTGATGGGACTGGTTTCCCACAACGACCTACGATATATCATTTATTTTAGCTACGATGTCGTTACGCTTGGATTATAGGTTGTACGACCCACAATCCGCCATAGACTTACACTACATATTGCTACTCCAACCAATAATGGTTCTTCACCACTATTGTGCGTTACCCCTATACAAAGGTTGTTCCGCCACTATCTTAAATTGTTAAAGAACTATCAAAAAATGGTAGGCAAGGTGGGATTCGAACCCACAGCGTTTCTAATGTAAGGGATTTTAAGTCCCTTGCGGTTCTCCAGTTTCGCCACTTGCCCACTAAAAATCTTTTAAAGAACCATCACTTACTACTTTTTCATCTTAACACATCTTACTCACTTGTCAAACAAGTTTTTCAGAAAAAATGGTAGGGATGGAGGGACTTGAACCCCCAAGGATTGCTCCGACAGATTTTGAATCTGTAGTGTTTGCCATTCCACCACATCCCCATTATTAAAATGGTAGCCTCATGCAGAATCGAACTGCCCAGAACGCCAATCGAGCGATTATAGAGATTATAAGTCTCCCCATGCACCTTACATCTTGAGGCCACTAAATGGTAGCGGGGGAGTGAATTGAACACTCTACCTTCCGGTTATGAGCCGGACGATCTATTCCGTTGATCTACCCCGCAAATTTTTAAAAGAACATCAAATCTTATATACTAACTATACTGCCAAATTTTCAAAAGTCAACTGAAATTTATTTGTTTTTAACTTTTCAATTTCTTCTTTTTTTATAATTATTAGTTTATGTGGAAATTGTTCCCACTTAGCTTTGTCTCTATCTCTTTCATATCCTTTGACTTCAATAAAGACATTATCATAATCTATTAATTTAAAATCTGGAAAATATCTGTGGTAAGATTCATTCCAATAATATTGGAAATTTTCTTCAATCTTATTTGACCATCTTATATTATTTTTGTTTAAATAATCTATTACCAATAATTCCCATTTACCAAGACAACTAGTTTCATTACCTAAACTATCTATAGTCTTAATTGTTTTAACTCTACCACAAACATTTTTACTAGAATAAGATTCTGGATTATCATTCACTGCTTTCTTCATTTTCAATGAATGTTCCAACCTTTTTTCTTTAGTCCAAACTTTCTTCTGTAATATTTTTTGTTTTTCAACTATACTTTTTAATCCAGCATCACTTAATTTAAAATTTCTACCTCTATAAAGAGCTGCACATTTATTACCGCAAAAATAAACATTTAACTTTCTATTCTTTTTTTTATTAAATGATATTATCTCTTTACATTCACAACACTTTAATGGATTTTTTTCATAATCTTCAATCGAGATTATAGTCCTTGATTTTGAAAAACATTGTAAATTACAATATTTTCTGTTTCTCACTCTAGCTCTAGAATTATATTCTATTATAGATAAACAGACATTACATTTGTTTGGATTTAAAAAGTATTCTTCTTTAGTCATATCTAATATATATTAGAGAGCCAAACAAGAATACACTTTATTTACACTAATATTAAAATTTAAAAGAACTAAATTCGTCGCCCGCTACTAGTAAGTTTCCCTTTAGAGGAGGTTTCTTTCCGTGTTGCGTATTGATCGGCAGATTCTCCGGGCGTAAATGGTAGCTGGTATGGGTGCTGCCCCCACTTAACAAACCTTATGAGGATTCGTCGTTTGCTGAAACCCCAGCCATTCTAAATGGTTGCTGAAGCGTAGGAATCGCACCTACTTAATGAATGGTTATGAGCCATCCCCAGATCTAACCTGCCGCCAGCTATTGAAATTTAAAGAACTATCCTAAAAATTATGTTGGGTGTAATTATTGAATACTCTATCCACCCAACAAACAGAGTATACCATGCGCTAACCCCGCAACCAAGAAGTTTTTTAAGAGAACTTCCATACTCTCGACAAACTACTCTCTCGGACCTATCTGTTTCATTATATACAACCACACTCGGTCATATCAATCCGCCAGTCTGTTTATCTAGGGGCATTTTGGTTATTTACCCTCCACCAAGTTGTTTTTCTTAGATAAACAACCAAACATCAAATGGTAGTCTGTAGGGGAATCGAACCCCTCTTACCGGAGTGAAAGTCCAGTGTCCTAGCCGATAGACGAACAGACCATTAAAATGGTGGCCCCGGTGGGACTCGAACCCACGACCAAAAGCTTAAAAGGCTTCTGCTACTACCAACTGAGCTACAAGGCCATTAAAAATTTGTTAAAGAACTTACTACTTATTCATCTTACCACGATTTTTTCTTTTGTCAACTAAGTATTTCATTCTTTCGTCGGTGACCCCCTTTGGTTAAAGGCCAAGGCAGTTCCACCATACAAAGATGTTCTAGAGGAGTGCTTCTCCCACCACGCTGAAAGAACGAATACTTACTACTTCTTTATCTTACCGTAAATTTTCAAAGAATCAACTTCTTTTTCAAGAAGTTTGAACATATAAATATATACAAATTTATGAATATGTTCAAAAAATGGTATCCCCACCAGAAATCGAATCTGGATCATCCGCTTAGAAGGCGGATGCTCTAACCATTTGAGCTATAGGGACATTATGATTTAAAGAACGATATCAACTTAACATTGAAGTTGAATTTAGTCAACACTTTTGTTTTAAAAAACTGGGGTGAATGACTTGTTTGGTACTTCAAGGAGGACATCACCGTTATCTAGTACCAGATTGACTTTATCTTCGCAGATGGTTTCAATTTTGTCAACATTAAAAACATCGTTGCGGTGTAGATATTTTGGCCATACTTCGTGGAGTTTGGTTTTATCAATGTCTACATCAATATTTTTTAACATTTTGATTTTCATAGTGATATGATAGGTTGACGGTTAATTTTGTCAATAAAAAAGTCTGGGTAAGTTTTATCCTACCCAGACTTAGAAAGTTTTTATTTGGTTAAATATTACTTGTTTAGTGTGAGTAGGTATTTGAGTTTTTGTAATTCGCCCAACATTTCATCTCTTATGTTTAATAAGTTTGTGTCTGCGGGTTTGAGACCTTTAGGCAATTCAGTTACTAGGAATGATATATATTCTTCAATAAATTTATCTGGATCTTTATCAGTAATGTTTGATGATTCTGGTTTGAATCCTTCTTTATTCATTATTCTGGAATATTGTCCCATGAATTCTTCAACGAATTGATCAATTAAACCAGTGAATGCGTCATAAGCACCACCGAAAGCTTGATGTTGTGCATAGCTATCGGTTTGCCAATGATAAACTTTCAATTGGTTATGTAGAGTTAAGAATTTAGTTATTAAGTCCATATACTATAATTATCTGTGATATAAGATTTCTTTCTTTTTTAATTCATCTTTTTTATTAGTGTAATATACATTGATTGAATTTATATTATTTGACCGAAAAGTTTCTATGTCTTTTAATTGTTCTTTGATTAATTCAATCTTCTTACCTTTAGTTTCCATTACCACTTTATATAAATCGTCATCATCAATTTTATCCATTTGTTTGGACGCTAATTTTAATTTATCATTCAAATCCTTTTCAAGTTGAATCAATGGATCAACAATTGAAACGATATTAGATACATCATTTAATCTTTTAATATTAACAATATATCCCAAAGAAAATCCAATCAACAATACAATAAAAGCAGCAGTCAAAACTGATGTCCATTCTTTTTTTGTTAATTCCGGCAACAATTTTGATTTAACTTGTTGTTCCGTAACTGTTTGTTCTTGTACTTTTGATCCTAAAGATACTTTTCCCATATAACTTGGATAATTTTATAAATTAGTATTTTACTGACCATCTTTTTGTTGCACCAGGATCAATTGGTTTCATTTGATTGGCTTGATGTTGTTGTGCCAATTTATCAACCAATGCGTCAACTCTGGCTTGTTGTTGTGCTTGTCTTTGTTCTGCTGCAATTTGATTTGCTTCAATTTGACCTGCACTCATACCAGGATTATTTGACATAATACCGATTGGTTTTAAACTTACGATTCCACCTATTTGTCTCATATAATATTCCTTTGTTATAGATAAATAGGATTTATAATTGTTTTTATACTAAATTTAATATTATATATTTGTATATGGAAGAACAACAGTTACAACCAAAGAGTGTTAAAAAAACATATAGAATTGTGGCTACATTTGAATTGGATGTTCCAGATGAACATTATATGTTAGTTACCCATGAAAGAGAAGGTTTATCCAGAGATTTAGTTGGATATGCATTATCTTGTCAAAGATTGACTGTATATAGTAGTCAACATCCAAAGATAGGTAGATTTAGAAGAAAACCAGAGAATATTAAGTGTGTATTTGAAAGATGTGACGAAAATTTAGACTACATGATTTAAATTATATTCTTTAACCAATCGGTTTATATTATTCTCTACCATCACTATATAGTTACTGGAAGTATATTCATATAACGCATAAAATTTATTGTTTAATAACGGTTTTACTAATTTATACCAAAATCCAGGTGTTTTACTTATCAAATCGTTTAATCCATTGTACATGTTAAGATTATGATATTTTTGAAATTCATCAAATTCTTGATATAAATTATCTAGTTTTTCTACATATTGTTCATCACCCATTTGACTTAACCAATCACCCAAAGCAACACAAGCACCTATATGGTCTATTTCTAAGTTTTCTACTTTTTTAAAGTAATCCGTCACCATTATTAAATTACAAATTCTACTCTTTTCATCGTCTGTTAATATATCGTCAAAATTATTTCCTATAAAGTGACATCCTCGTTCTACATGTGTATTAATATATTGAGCACCAGTTCCATTTTCATCTTCTTTTAATTTTAAGAAACCAATGTCATGATACATTGTTGCTACAACACCACAAAAGAAATCGGATTCATTTTTTTCTATAATTTGTTTATCAACAATGCTGGAATATAAATCTAGGAATACTGCGGTGCTTGTTATGAAATGATATATATCGTGATATTTTGTTTCTAGTTTATGATATCTATCGTCACCAAAATTACAAATGTCAATTAAATAATCGTATAGTAGTATTATTCTTTCGTCTTCTTTATTGAATAGTCTTAACGATGTATTTTTTATTGTTCTTGGTGTTGCGAATTTCATAGAGCATTACTTTAGTTTAACGGGTTGATATACTTTCACATAAATTTCTTTTCCCTTGACTTTTACTGTATCAATATAATAGTATTCAATTAAATCGTTTGTCTTATTATATATACTTTCACTTACTAAAATTTTGGTATTATATTGTTTATTTGCCGCTTCTAATCTGGATGCTAAATTAACAGCATCACCTGTAACTGTATAATTGATTCTGTTAGTAGAACCAATGTTACCAACAATTACATCTCCACAATTGATACCAATTCTGGTTTTGAATATAAATTTCTTACCTTCTTGTTTCCATTTATCATTCAATTTATCAATTTCTTTAACAATTTCCATTGCAGTCTTTACCGCAACAAATTCATGATTTTCAACTTTGCTTGGTGCATTCCAAAATGTCATTACAGCATCACCAATGAATTTATCAACGGTAGCACCACTTTCTTCTAAACAATGTACATATATGTCAAAATATTCATTTAATGCGGTAACAACTTCATGTACATCATTATTTTCCGATATGGATGTAAATCCTTCAATGTCACTAAATAAGATGGTAACATATTCTTTTTCACCACCTATTTTTGCATCTTTACCTTGACTGATTAATTGTTTTACAACTTTATCTGGTACATACTTAGCAAATGATCTCAAGCCTGTTTTAACTTTATCAGTTGCGTCAATCATATCATTTACTTCAGTAATATTACTCTTGAATTCAATATGTTCACCCACATCCAAATCTTTTAACTTTAGAATTTCATCTCTTACTTTATATAACGGGTTTCTAATTGCATTAGTTACCCAAAAAACAAGTGGTAATATCACAGAAAACATACCAATAAACACAAATGTAAATTTGATTTTATAAACTCTTATATAATAATCAGCATCAACAGATTTAATATCACTGCATACAACATAAATTAACTTTCCATTCTTAAATACAGGCTTATAAGCAGATAAAAATGTACCCCACTTATCTGTATAATAATCATTTTCAAAGTATATTTCCTCTTTAGTATTTTTAAACAATTCTTTTAATCCATCACCAGCATCATCATATACTTCACCTAATTTAGCCTGTTCTGATGCATCATCACCACAATCTATTATATAAGTGATATTTGTGCCTGTTTGTCTTACTATATAAACAAACTTAATATTTTCTATTTGTTGTTTGATGTCTACTATTTGTTTTCTATAGTTGATAAATACTTCA